GGCTTTTCTAACTTGCGCCAATAGTGTTGTTAATCCGGGTCTACTGCCACCAAAATCGCTGAAAGCATAATCACTAATTTCCTTTACATATTCAAAAAAATCTTCTGTATCTTGTTCAGTATAACCATATTCTTCGAAGTCATCACTTGGGTCTACTGGTGTATGACCAGACAATTCAGTATTGACATATAATTTTAAAATGTTTTCGGTAATAATATCTTCAATCATTTCAAGACCAGCAGTATCTCTAACAATACCCATTCTCATGAAATCTTCCCATATTTTTCTTAATCTTGGAAATGGTATTAATCTCCAAGGCTGTTCTTTTATTCCACGTTTTTTGTCTTCGAGAAAACCGCTTAAAATATCTGTTTTTACTTGGTCGAGTTTATCGTATAAATCCCAATCAGTATCATCATCGTTATATTCACGAATGAATTTATACAACTCTTCTTTAATGATTTTATTAATACGGTTCATATTAATAAATACAAAAAAAGCCAGAAAACTTCTGGCTTTGTTACTTTCAAAATAAATCGTTTACTGTCTTGTCCAAACTATTGTTGGAGCATCACCACCACTACTATTATCAGGAATCCATGTCATAACTGGATTGTCTTCAACCCAAGTAACTGAAAATGTTTGGGTGTCGGTAGGTGTTAACCCATCATTGGGGTCAAAATCAGGCTGGTCAATAGTAATTTTATTGGCTTCGTCATCTATAACATATCCTGCTGCTGGGCAAATTATTGCATTTGTACCATCAGTTAGTGAAAGAACATAAGTACCATCAGTATTGATATGTACTTTAAAAATAACTGGAGTTTCCCCCAAGTTAAGTTCCTGAGAATCCCACTCCCCAATTACAAATTCAGAGAGTTTCATTTCATCTTTAGTGCAACTTGTTGCAAAAAGAAGAAACATTGTTACGAGTAAAAATGCAAACCTTTTCATTATTTTTCTTTTTTTGATTGTTCTCTTTCTTTTCTATCTTTTCTATCTGAGCGAGCATCCAGAATAAGGTAGATGCTACCTAACAATATTATGCCACCAATAAATGCAAGTACTGTCATTAACGACTTATCCTGCCAAATACTTTTTTCAGCTATTGATGCTGCATCAACAAGCGTAGAATCCACAACAGCTTTAGTTGAATCGACTACGGTTTTTAAACTATCCAAAATTTCTGTGTTCATAATTTTCAAATTAAGCTTCAAATATAAATATTATTTAAAGTAAGTGCAAGTGTTTTTTGACGAATCATTAAATTTCTATGACAATCGGATTATTAACACACATATAATCTTCATCAAGATTACTTGCATTAATAAATTTAGTCTTCTCAATTACTTTAATACCGTATCCACCATGAATATGACCAAAACAATGAACCTTTGGTTTTATTCTCTGTATTACTTCAAAATATAGTGAAGGAGAACCTGTATGTTTTAAATCATATATGCTCCAATCGAAAATTGTGAATGGTGGACAGTGAGTAATCAATACGTCAGTATCATCAGGAATTGCTTGCCAATGTGGAATTAGTCTCGCTTCTGGTTTATTAAATGCCCAATTATTAAATGGTAATTGTACAGGTGTTCCCCAAAATTTAATTCCTTCTAACTCCACACCAGAATCTTCCAAATAAATTACATTTTCTGGAACTTTTTCACGTGCAAGTATTCCATGTGTCTCGAACAGCCAATCGTGATTACCTGCAATAATGATTTTATATTTATACGGTAATTTCGAATACCATTGCATAAAACTAACAATCTCATGACTATGACCAACACTGGTAAAATCACCACAATGAATAATGACATCAGCATCTGGTAATGTACTAAGACGTTTATGTTTGTTATGAGTATCCGATATTATGCAAAGTTTCATTATTTACAAAATTTTTTATTTAAACGTTTGATATATTTGCCATTTACTAATTCACACAATAAATTATTGATGCTAATCTCAGGGGTTTTAAATACTTTCGAACCAAAAAGATATTCAATTAGTTCTTCAGAATAATAGTTTAATTCAAATTCATAATGGGTATTTCCATCACCATACCACATAACATTAATATCTAATTTAAATCTATTGCCATTTCGTTGAATTGATTCGGGTAGTTCATGGAATTTATTAGTAACTTCATCATTTACATTATTTTTTTCGAGGAATTTAATAAAATCTGTCTTAGAATATTTCTTAGGGTGTATCGTCATATTATTTTTTTATTACAGTATCTTTTAATGGCTTTATAATTATTGTTGGAACGTATGTCTCTTTTTTCGCCTTTTCAATAGTATTTTCAAGCTGTATTGTTTGTTCCATTGATTTAAGTTCAAGCATTTCTTTTAACATTCCCTTATTCGTATTACTATAATCAATAATCAAGCCAAGCTGCTTGTTGTTGAATTGTTGAAAATTATTAAATGCTTTATATCCGTCATCATATATTTTATTAATCCTTACATTCACTTCATCAAAACCCACTTTCATTTCCGTTCTCAATTCAATCATTGCCTCAGTGTTAGCGTCTAACAAGTTTTCAAGGCTATTTAATTTATTTATGCGTGCAGTTTTAATTTGACCAAAAGTAAATGCAATAACAATTGCACTCATTGCAATACTAATTGTCCATTTTAGGACAAGCTTCATTTTGGCTGGTTTTATCTGTACGTCTTCGATGACATCGGTTAAAATATTACTCATTTCAATACTTTTTTATTTAATGTTATTTGCCATCAATAAATACTCAAAAACGGCATTTAGCCGTTTTATGATACGAAAAATGAAATTAAATTTTTATTTCAATAACGGAATGTCTTTCAAAGAATTAAGTCGATAGTGACCGACATTGGCTCTTTGATTCCAAGGTGCTGAGTATAAGTAAGTACAAATTCCACCATTATTTAATTCTACGAAGTTTTCATAACAATCATCAACAAATACTTCAACACCAGCTTCTTTTGCAGCTTCAACCTTACTTTGTCTTAATTCAAGACTAATAACTTTTCTTCCCGGAAAGTTGTGTTTATCCAGCCACTGTTCTGTGATTTCTTTTGAAACAGGTCTTGCTGTGATATAGCAATGTGGTTCAAATGGTAAATCTTCTGGTTTTAATAATGGTTCAATGTTCAAATAGAAATCGTCCAAAGTACCATCAGTACGCATTGCTTCAAATCTTTTACTTACTTTTCTATCGAAATACCATGAACTTGGAGTTGCACTCATTTCGGGATATAATTTATTCCATGCACCTGTCCAGTCAGCAAGAATTCCATCAATATCCAATCCAATTTTTGGAAGCATTAGATATCTTTTTGGTCTGTCATCGCCTTGTGGAAATATATAATAAAATGCATTAAGGAAGTGTACGTTGCATGCAGCGTGTGCTATGTGTAAACGTCCACTATGGCTTTTACAAGTACCTGCAATGCAGTCTGGGCAATTCGGGTCGTAATCATAATCCTCACCCTTTTCAATGGCAGATATATGTCTTTTGAGTGATGCTAATACTGATGTCCAACTAAGTCCACGTTCCCAATTCCTGTCGAAATATTTTTCAGCACCCATTGTAAGAATGTCTACCATATCCTCATGTGCTTTAGGATGAACCAAGTCAAATCTTAACTTACCCTTATTAAATCTCAGTCCCTGACCTTTGCCAGTAACTGCTGTAACATCTTTTCCTTCTTTTTGTAATTTTTCTTTTTCGGCTTTATTTTCCATTATTACCTGTTTTACTAAACTATCTTTTCCCATTTTATTTCTGTTTTTTATTCAAATATTTTTACACCAAAATCATCCTGAAGTTTTTTCAATGGTGCTGCTTCTTCAACAGTTTCTGTTTTTATGTCATCGTCTACTGAATAAACTTCCAGTTCGGCAACTTCTATTTGATAATCTTCAACCGCTCTAATTTTTTCTTCTTTTGTTTTTGTGCGAATTGAAGTTACGAAAGTGAAATATGCACGAAGATGACCCGGTGGTAAATCAGGATGTGATACAATACGGAGAGAACCCAAAGGTTTTGTAGTCCCGTTTTCACGTAACACCCATCGTGCATCAACACGAAGTTCACTTACAAAACCTCTGATTCTATCCCAATAAGTATTGTTAAGGTCAATGTTTTCCATGATTACTTTTTGCAATCACAATCGCTGCAAGAACATGATTTATCAATCTCTGTTGGCTTTGTGCCATCACCTGCTTCGATTTGTCTTGCAGGGCAACCATGAATTTCCATTGCTCTCACTGCCAATGCAGCAACCTTGCGAAGTTCCGCAGTTGCACCAACCGTATCAAGGTGATATACCTTTTCCTTTGCTTTGCTTACGTGGTATTCGATATAATTTATCCACTCAGCTACTGGTTTTTCTTCATCAGGAGTTCCGTCCATCTGTCTGCGTGAACCCCAATTTACATCTTGGTAATCTCTTTCACCATCGATGCGTTTGTAAATGTCTTGTCTATTCATTTTTAATCCGTTTGTTAAATTTATTCCACATTCTAATGTGAATTTTATTGTTTGTACCAAATCCTCAAAATCATATTTTTGTTCGAATGGTCTCTTTTCGACAAATTGTATCATACCATCAATATCGCCAAATAAATACGGTACATTGCCTGTCGCTTCTTTGTTTACAACCTTTAACTTATAACCGTTTTTCTTGGAATTACTAAGACCAATTAAAAGATATTCTCTGGTTAAGAATGGTTCTTGAACATATTCATTTTCTTTTGGAACGTATTCCATTATATAATAATGGTGTTTAATGGATTCCAAAATTTGATTCAAATCAGTCCAGAAATGACTATCTGGAACAACCTGCATGTAATTAACACTATTCATATCATTTTCATTTTTTACTGGTAAAAAATATTCATCTGGTGGATAAATACCACAATCTAAATCGGGTTGCGCTTTAAATGCTTGTGCAACCCTGCGAATATAATCTTCAATTTCGTTTTCAGGTATATTACCAACATCGATTTTGAAAACTTTTTTATTTTCATCCATGTTATTAACGATTAGCTTTGCGTGATGCTTTTTGTGCCCTGTTTTTACGTTTACGTGCTTTCTTATAGTCAGCACCAAACTGATTTATGGTCACATTTGTTAAAACAGTTCTGCTTTTCATCTTGTGTTTTCTACCAAGCAATGTGTCAGTTGTCTCAATCACTTCTGTTTTAACGCCATTTTTTATGGGGTGAAACTTTATTTTTGATTCTTTTAATGCTTGAATGAAGATTTCGTGTTTTTCTTCATCGGTAAGTTCTTTAGGTTCTTCATCAGCACCTTCAGTTGCTCCTTCAACAGCACCCTCAACTGTTCCTTCATTTTGAAGTTCTTCCTGAACTTCGGCTTCGATTTCTTCTGCTAATGTTTTTGGTTCTGGGAATTCGTCTATTCTACCTTCTTCTTCAATTTTCGGTGAAAAAATTACACCATCTTTAAGTTCTTCTGACATATTAGATATGTATTGAATAAAATTATTTTGTGTAAAAATAAGTAATATTTGGGTTAGATGCAAGAAAAAAGGGGAACGAGTCCCCTTTTTTTATTTTTCTTCCAGAACTGGAACTTCTTCGAGATATTTATATCCCTCTAAAATTCTATCAATTGACTTCTGGAATTTTTGAAGTGGATGATTTTCATCAGAATGATGATTTTCAATCTGAGAAAAACTTTTACCTCTGGCAATACCATAGGCAGCATATAAGATTCGTAAATCTTCTCTGTTTGCCTGATGTTTATACGTGGCATCGCTTGGTGACATTTTTCTTTCACCAATTATTTTTACAGTTTTTCTCTGATTTTTGTAGAACTTCTGTTCTTCAACTTTTGCTTTGATGTCTTCTTTCATTTTTTTGACATCGGTTTTTACTATAATTTCCATAATAATATGTATTAAATTTATAATTAATTTATTTGTGTAAACAATTTTGTTTATTTTACGCAATTTGCGTTACGCATTTTGTGTAATCGATTCGCAATTTGCGAATTGCGAATCTGGTGTCTACCATATCATTATGGCGGTCTGGCTGTAAACTATGTGTCTTTCATGATTACTCAAATTTAATTTTAGTTAAAATTTGTCTTGTTAATTCCTGAGAAATCTCTTGTTTCAAATTCTTTGACCCAAAATATCTTTCATCAGTAATAATGCGCTGAACAACATTGCGAACATCGAAGTTATTAAATTCGTTTTTCACAAGTTTTTCTGCTTGCTCCCTTACAGCATCTTCAATCCATTGACGGATATCTTCCTTGGTGATACCAAGTTCATTGTGCATGTAATTCTTAAACATCAACCATTTGTTTTCCATCTTCGTAAAATTTAATTGCGACTTTAATTCTTAGTTGCGACTTGAACTTCTTCCAAAGCTAAGTCTAATTTATCAGTATGCTTTCGCATTTCAGGCGTACCATAATAGCAAATAGCAGTCAACTGGTCGTTAATGTCGGGTTCATAAAATGCCACAACATCAGCACCATTGTCCTGTAATTTGTAAAATAGTCTTTGGAGTTTTTCTTCGTTATCAACTGATAACGATATGAGATAATTGCTATCTCTCTTCCAATCTTGGAATTGATTGGGGAATTGATGTGCGAATTCGGCAATTGAATGTCCAGTCTGCACTAACTGATAACCCGCATCGAGGTCTTTTCTTGTTACTGTTACTAATTTTACCTACTTCATCTTTTTTTGTTTTAAATTAATATTACTTTTAGATATATAAATACTATTGAGACTACAAATATACACAAAATTTCTATTATTCCAAATTTTTCACAATTTTTTTATCGTGTTGTTTTATTTTTGTTCTTGCTCTGGATTTTTCATAATCTCTTCCGGCACGTATTTGCTTTCTTATTGCCCTTACAGTTTTAGCGTTGTGCCAATGCTCTCCGGTGTTAAAACCATCTTGACTAATATCATTGTCGGGAGAATGCATTAATACTTCATTCTTACCT